ATGGATCGAATCGGTCGCCGCGCTCCTCGTGGAGCCCGACAACGGCATCAACCTCATCCCCGACCCCGAAAAGCCCTACAGCGACCCGGAATGGCGATACGCCGGCTGCATGTACCCGTCCACCGGCACCCCCGAAGAAGCCATCGAGAAGATCCGCGAACAGAACCCCGCAGCCGTATCCATCCACACGGAGCAGGTCTACCTCTGGACCCGCCGCGACAAGACCGCCGACGCCGAAAAGGAAGCCCGACGCGCCGCCGAACAGGCCGAACGCGACGCCCGCCGGCACGCGCTCGAGGAATACGCCGCCGCATCCGCAGACAAGCGCATGGCATGGCTCCACGCCAACCTCCACGGCGTCAAACGCGCCCAGCTCGTCGAAACCACGGCCCGGCTCGGACTCCTGCAGATCATCGACCCGGACCCGCAGGGCTACACGCTGGCGCTGAGCACATGGAACGACGCCGCATGCGGTGGCGAACAATTCGCCACCATCAGCGGCATCGAACCGGAACGGGCGCTCGCCGAACTCCGCTACCACCTCGACGAACCCGACTGGGCGGTCTGGGCGGTGCAAATCCTCGCCGCACGCATCGAATGGTTCATCGACCCGACCGACTGGACCACCGTCAACGACACCAGCAGACGCATCCCCGGCTACTACCAGATCCTCCAAGACCTCGGCTACACGCCCACCGACGACGAAACCAGCCACCTCGACCAGCTCATCGCCGCCATCAGCGAAGCCGACTCCGACGAAAACGAGGAGAACAACCAATGACCATGAAACAACTCGAAAGACTCGCCCGACTCCTCACCGACACCGCCCAGACCGCCAGCACAATCGAACTGCGAGCGCTCGCCGGTGGCAGGGCGGATGATGGCATCGTGGCGATGGCGGCGGGGCTGAGGGCCGACTGCACTGCGTGTTTGGTGCTGGTCGACGGTCTGATGCAGGAGGGGGTGCGTTGTGAGTGAGTTCGATGATTCGAAGCGTGCCGCCTTGGAGCGGCAGGGTTGGCATTGCCAGCGTTGCGGGATGAACATCCATGACCCGTCATGCTGGCCTGGGCGCAGTGGCCATCACCGTCAGTTGCGGCGGGCGGCGGATCCGGATGTGAGGCACAGTCCGGCCAACATCGTCGAGCTGTGCGGTTCGGGCACGACCGGCTGCCATGGGTGGGTCCACCAGCATGTGGCCGAGGCGGAGCGGCTGGGGTTGATCGTGCCGTTCGGCGCGGATCCGCGTGATGTGCCGGTGTTCGACTGGGAGGGCCGGTGGCTGCGGTTGAACATGGACGGGACCGCGACCCCGCTCACGCAGACCGAAATCATTCTCCTCCAGACGAAAGGAAACCGATAATGAACGAAGAAGCGGACAAGCCCGACGCGCTCCTGTGGTTGGACTTCGAGACAACCGGCATCGATAGGGCATCGTCTCTCCCGCTGGAAGTCGGCATGGAATGCACCGACGTGTTGGGTGAACAATCGTTCGGATCGTTGACGCGCATCATCCGTCCGGCCAGCCTGGACCTGCTGGATATGAGTCCTGTGGCGTTCTCGATGCACACCGACAACGGACTCCTGTTCGAGCTGCTGAACAGTTCGTTTCGCAATGACAGCATCGGCGCCGTGGCCAACGCGGTCGAGGAATATCTTGACTCGCTCTCGCAGCGGTTCACGCTCATCCCGGCGGGAACAAACGTGGACTTCGACATGGCTTTTCTGGCACGGCTGAACCTGCGGCCAAGCGCATGGCTGAGCTATCGAAAGTTCGACTTGACCGCGCTCCGCCGCTACCTCACATTCCTGCAATGCCCGGAAGACCTATACAAGGACCACCAAAGCCCACACAGAGTACGCGACTGCATCCAACGCGACATCAACGACTACAGGAGGTACCGCGAACTCCTGAAAGGGAAGTGGTGATGAGCATCGCAGCAGTGATCCTCCTGTGCGCCGCCACCCTGATCGGCTGGATGGCCAACAGGCCATGAACCGTACCAACAACGAAAGGAACCTCGGAATGAAACAGACCATCAACCACATCTCCAACCGCGTCGGCGACTGGTCCGCCACACTGTTCTCCCTCACCGCGCTGCTGCTCGTGCCGCACGCCATCATCCGGCCGATCATCGGCTACGGCCTCCACCACTGGATCCCCATCCAATGGCTCGCCCTGCACGCCATACTCATCATCCTCACCCTATGCATCGCGCTCGCCGCCTACATCATTGCGGACCGCACCGCCACGGAACCGCCGGAAACATACTGAAAGGAGCCATCATGGCAGACCAGGAGACCATTCCGATCGGTCTGGAGACGCAGAACAAGGTGGCCGAGGCCATCTACCTGCGCTGGTATAGCAACGGGGCCCGCCATCCACGCCCATG